CGAGGATGATGATTCTTTGCTGGAAAACTTCATAACGGCAGGCGTGAAGCAGTGTATGGATATCCTGCGGACGGATGATGAGAATGATCTGGCTGACTGTCCGAACGGAAAGATCGCCGTGATGTTTACGGTGGCTTATCTGTATGAACACCGGGAAGAGGCTGACCATCATGCGATGGATCTGACTCTGAGGGCTCTGTTATTCGGGAGCCGTAAGGAGGGATTCTGATGGATGTGGCGGCTTTGAGGTCAAAGGTGACGTTCCAGAAAAATGAGACCGTGACGGACAAGTACGGGAATCATAAGAATGCCTGGACGAATTATTATACCTGCTTTGCGACGATCGGCGGCGAAGGGTTGGCAAGCTCCAAGGAAGAGCAAGTTGCCGGGACTACGGTGGAAGAAGCTTCCATGACCGTTACGGTCCGGTACTGTCAGAAATCAGCGGCTATTACTTCCACAGGATTCAGGGTGGTGTTCATGGGTGAACTTTATAACATCGAGAACATTGACCACATGAATTTCAGGAAACGGTCGCTGAAGTTTACCTGCAGGAAGGAGCGGCGATGAGTCAGACGATAAAGATTGATCAGCTTGCGGATACCGTGATGAAGGGCATGGAGGATTACGCGAAGCTTGCGGTGGACGACCTGAAAGCGGATGTCCAGAAAGCCGGAAAAACTGTGAAGCAGCAGATCGAATCCACGGCTCCTAAGAAGACCGGCAAGTATTCCAAAAGCTGGGCGATCAAGAAGACCAGGGAAACATCCGATTCCATACAGATCGTTGTGCATTCCAAGAGGTATCAGCTGACGCATCTTTTGGAGTTCGGCCATGCGAAGAGGGGCGGCGGAAGAACGAGGGCTTTCCCCCATATCGCTCCTGCGGAGCAGGCGGGTATCGAGCAGCTGACAAGGGATATCGAGAGGGATTTACAGAAGGGCGGTTAGTGATATGGAGATCATTCTTTTGTTATTCGTTATTGCTGTCGGGATTTCCGTGTTCGGGGTGCTGATCTATTATGGTACACGGCGGGGCGAGAAATGCCGCGGATATCCCTATAACTGTCCGGTCTGCCGTCATGCTGCCGAATGCATCATAGAGATCGGGAGGAAGAAGGATGACGCATGAAGAAGTGATGCAGATGATGGAGGAAATGAAGATCCCTTTTGCGTATGACCATTTCGCGGAAGGTGAATCGCCTGATCCGCCGTTCATCTGCTTTTTGTTTCCGGGTTCGGAGAACTTTGCCGCTGATGATGTGGTCTATGTGGAGTTTTCCAACCTGAGCATTGAACTATATACCGATGAGAAGGATCCGGAACTGGAAGACCGCGTGGAAGCGGTACTGAACGCGCATGAGATTTTCTGGAACAAATCGGAGGTATGGATCGAATCAGAAAAACTATACGAAGTGCTGTACCAGATGACGGTATAGCGGAAAGAGAGGTTGATTATGTCGAATACAAACAACAAGGTGAAGTTCGGCCTTAAGAACTGCCATTATGCGAAGGCTACCCTTGATCCGGATACCAATGCCGTGACATTTGGTACGCCTGTCGCTATTCCGGGCGCGGTGAACCTGTCGCTGGATCCGGAGGGTGATACGGAACCATTCTATGCGGACGATATGGTATATTACACCACGGTTGCGAACAACGGTTATTCCGGCGATCTGGAAATCGCGCTGATCCCTGAAAGCTTCAGGAAGGATATCCTGAAAGAGACCGAGGATGCAAACGGCGTCATGGTGGAGGATTCCACGGTGGAGCCTGAGCATTTCGCCCTGCTCTTTGAGTTTTCCGGGGATAAGAAAAAGATCAGACACTGCATGTATTACTGTACCGCTGCAAGGCCTACGATCGAGGGCAAGACCAATGAGGATTCCAAGGAAGTCCAGACGGAGAAGCTGGAGATCACGGCGACTCCGCTTCCGAACGGGCTTGTGAAGGTGAAGACCGGCGCGAATACTTCCGACGCGGTTTACAACGGCTGGTATTCGGGTGTTTATCAGACGGAGAGCGCTCAGGTGTCGGCGGTTCTTACAGGTATCACGATCGGAAGCCTTCAGCTTACGCCTGCTTTTGATGCCGGTACCACTTCTTACACGGCTGAGACCGTGAATGATGAGGATGCGGTATCTGCTACGGCGGCAAGCGGAACGGAGGTTACGATTCTGGTAAATGGCGTGGCTCATACCAGCGGCGATGACGCGACCTGGGAGAGCGGAACCAATACCGTGACGGTGATCGCGAGCAAGACCGGATACACCAGCACGGCATATACCGTGACGGTGACGAAGAACGGACAGGGTTGATAAGTGTTGAGGGCAGGGCTTCGGCTCTGCCCATTCTTATGATTGGAGGAAAGTGAAATGGCACTTACAAAGACAGTGAATATTGATGGCAATGATGTGACTTTCAGGGCATCGGCGGCCATTCCGAGAATATACAGGAACAAGTTCCACAGGGATATCTATAAGGATCTTCATGACCTTCAGAAAAGCATTGACGAGAATGATCCGGAAAATTCCGCGCTGGATTCCTTTTCGCTGGAGCTGTTCGAGGATATCAGCTATATCATGGCGAAACACGCGGATCCGCAAAATGTTCCGGATACGCCGGATGAATGGCTTGACCAGTTCGGGACTTTTTCCATCTACCAGGTGCTTCCTGAGATCATCGAGCTTTGGGGCTTGAATGTACAGACGCAGGTGGAGAGTAAAAAAAACTTCGAGCGACTGACCGGGAAATGACAACACCGCTCTTGATGCTGAGGGCGGTGCAGCTTGGGGTGCATATCAGTGAGATGGATTTGCTGACGATTGGTGAAATCAACGACATGTACACAGAAATGAATAATGATGAGCATCCGGAAGAATACAGCAGGCTTCCAATGCAAAGCGATTTCGATAATTTCTGATGCGCGTTGACAAGCTATTTTGCATTTCGCCTTCTGTTTTTTGCCACTTACCGAATTATTCGAGACAGACTTTCCGATATATTGTATGATGACGACAACAAAGCGAAAGGAGGTCAGGGCATGAAGGTAAGTGTTGATATCTCACCGGAATACAAAGAACCATATGCGGTGATCTACACCGATAAGGTGACGGATGAAATACAGCGTATGATTGATGTTTTCGGTACGAGTGAAACTCCGATAACTGCCCTGCAGAATGAGGAGGATATCATAGTTCTGCAGCCTAAAGAAATATACATGGTCAGAGTCGAGGATGGGGATACGATAATTTATGGAGCTAAACAGACATATCGATCCCGAAAACGACTTTATGAATTAGGGCAGCAATTAGGAAAACAGTTTATGCAGATTTCAAAAACGACACTCATCAATCTGTCTTATATGGACAGCATTGAACCGGGATTCTCCGGCACCCTTCTTCTGAAACTGAAGAACGGATGTAAAGATTACGTGTCGAGAAAATATCTGCCGGATTTCAAAAAATATCTTGGATTATAGGAGGCGAAAAGCGATGAAAGAGACAATGAAAGATTTAGTAAAAAGCACAGTGATCAGCATTGGGATGGCAATGGCAATATTCTGTCTGGTAGGAATAACATTTGATGTTAGATTTGGAGGTAATTTCAGTCTTGAGAATTACCAGTTCACAAAGATGGTTGTAGGATGTGTGCTGATTGGTCTTGGCTTCGGAGTTCCGACTATTGTCTACAATAAAGACAGCTTGCCGATGCCTATCAAGGTGATTATTCATATGGGAATCGGGTGCATTGTATATACCATTGTTGCTTATGCGGTTGGTTGGATCGACGGATCAGCTACGATAGGACAGGGAATAATAATTGCAGCAATTCAGCTTGCAGTTGCTTTTATCATCTGGTTCTTATTCATGAGATATTACAGAAATGAAGCAAAGAAAATGAATGATAAGATTCAGGCGATGAAGCAGTAAAATACATTTCAAATATTAAGCGCGAAAGGCTCGGAGAAATCCGGGCTTTTCTTTTATCCAAAATCAGGAAGGAGGGAATCGGATGGCTGGCAGAATCCAGGGTATTACCGTTGAAATCGGCGGCGATACCACCAAACTACAAACTGCCTTAAAGGGCGTAAATACAGAGATCAGGAATACGCAGAGCCAGCTGAAAGATGTCGATAAGCTCCTGAAACTGGATCCAGGGAATACGGAACTGCTTGCGCAGAAGCACAGGCTCCTGGGGGATGCCGTCAAGGAAACGAAGGAAAAACTGGAGACCTTGAAGACGGCGGCTGAGCAGGCGGATGAAGCGTTAAAGAACGGCACGATTACGCAGGAACAGTATGACGGCCTGCAGAGGGAAATCGCGGAGACCGAGGCAAAGCTGAAGTCTTTAGAGGAACAGGCTAACCAGTCTGCTACAGCTTTACAGAGTATCGCGGCTAAGGGTGAGAAGCTGAAGACGGTTGGTGACAACATTTCCAATGTCGGCACAAAGCTTCTTCCTGTTACCGGCGCTGTCGTAGGACTTGGAACTGCTGCGGTAAAGGTGGCAGCTGATTTTGACTCTGCAATGAGTCAGGTTGCGGCGGTATCCGGTGCGACCGGTTCTGATCTGGACAGACTGAGGGACAAAGCCCGTGAGATGGGCGCGAAGACGAAGTTCTCTGCATCCGAGGCGGCTGAAGCCATGAATTACATGGCGATGGCTGGCTGGAAGACCGAGGATATGCTTTCCGGTATCGAGGGTGTAATGAACCTTGCGGCGGCATCTGGTGAAGATCTGGCGACTACTTCCGATATCGTGACCGATGCGCTTACGGCTTTTGGTCTGACTGCGGCTGATTCCGGGCATTTTGCGGATATATTGGCGGCGGCTTCCAGCAACGCGAATACGAATGTTTCCATGATGGGTGAGACCTTCAAGTATTGCGCTCCTATTGCCGGTGCTTTGGGATTTTCAGCTGAGGATACGGCAGAGGCAATCGGGTTGATGGCCAATGCAGGTATCAAAGGTTCACAGGCCGGTACTGCACTCAGAACCATCATGAATAATCTGTCCGGGGATGTGACAATCTGCGGATCCGCTATCGGAGAGGTTACGGTTGCGACTACAAACGCAGACGGTTCCATGAGAGACCTGAGCGATATCCTGGCTGACTGCCGGACGGCTTTTTCAGGTCTGTCAGAGTCCGAGAAGGCGGCTGCGGCTGAATCGCTGGTAGGAAAGAATGCGATGTCCGGATTCCTGGCTCTGATGAATGCCGGGGAAGGTGATATCAATAAGCTTTCGTCTGCGATTGATAACTGTGACGGCTGTGCTGCCGGAATGGCGGAGACCATGCAGGATAATCTTGCCGGTCAGCTTCAAATATTGAAGTCTCAGCTGGAAGAATTGGCTATTTCTTTTGGCGAGCTGCTGATGCCTGCGATCAGAACCATTGTCGGGTGGATCCAGAAGTTCGTGGACTGGCTCAATTCGATGGATGAAGGCACAAGGAAGGTCATTGTCACGGTTGCTTTGGTGGCTGCGGCTATCGGTCCGGTGCTAATCATAGTCGGAAAAGTCATTTCTGCTATCGGTACGATCATGACGATCATTCCGAAGCTGGCGGGCGTGATCAATGCGGCGAAGGGTGTGTTTGCGGCTTTCAATGCGGTATGCGCGGCGAATCCGTATGTGCTGATCATAGCGGCTATCGTGGCTTTAGTGGCGGCGTTCATTTATCTCTGGAACAACTGCGAAGAGTTCCGTCAGTTCTGGATTGACCTTTGGGAGAGTATTAAAGAGATTGCCGTTGCCGTGTGGGAGGCTCTGAAGGAGTTCTTCACGGCGGCTTGGGAAGCGATCAAGACCACGGCTGTTACGGTCTGGAATGCGATTAAGGATTTCTTTACCGGGCTGTGGAACGGCATCAAGAATATATTCACGACCGTGGTAAATGCGATCAGCACGTTCCTGACGAATGCCTGGAATGCGATCAAGAATACCGTGACGACGGTGTGGAATGCAATAAAAACCTTCTTCACGACGATCTGGGAAGGTATCAAAAATGTATTCACAACGGCGGTCAATGCGGTTTCGACATTCCTGACGAATGCCTGGAACGGCATTAAGAATACAGCGACAACGATCTGGAATGCCATATCCGGATTCTTTACAAGCTGCTGGAACGGGATCAAAACCGGGGTTACGAATGCCGTAAATGCGATCAAGAATACGGTGACGACAGCCTGGAATAATATCAAGAATACCGTGACTTCCATCGGAAACGCTATTAAGAATGCGGTTACGACCATGTGGAACAACGTGACTTCCGCCGTGAAGAATGCGATGTCCAATGTGTTCAATGCTGTGAAGAGCGGATTTGCCAGTGTGAAGGAACATATCACGGGTCTGGCTTCACAGGCGTTCAACTGGGGCAAGGATCTGATCATGGGTATCGTGAACGGTATCAAGTCCGTGATCAGCAAGGTCGGTGAAGCGGCAAGCAGCGTGGCATCGAAGATCAGGGAGTTCCTGCATTTCTCCGTGCCGGATACGGGTCCTTTGACGGATTATGAAAGCTGGATGCCGGACTTTATCGGCGGACTGGCGAAGGGCATTGAGAAGAGCCGGGGCATGATCGAACAGGCGATGCAGGGCGTGACTTCCGATATGGTTATCAATCCGAGGGTGATGGCGGCTTCAGGCGTATATTCCGGAGCCGGTGTTTCGGGCGGTGATCTGATCTCCGGTATCAATACGGCGCTGAATACCGCTCTTGCCGGCGGAGGCGCTGCCGGGATATCGTGATCCCTGTTTATATCGGCGGTGACATGATCGATGAGATCGTGGTTACGGCTCAGCAGAGAATGAATTTAAGAAGTGGAGGCAGGTAAGATGGCTCATATGCAGTATCTTGTTTTTAACAATGAGAACATCCCGAAGCCTGCCTCTTATTCTGTGAGTTTATCGGATGTAGAGGCGGACAGCGGCGGTGTGACGGAAGCGGGTACCACGCAGAGGGATGTTGTCCGGGAAGGCGTGGTACAGATCGGGGTCACTTTCAGGGTATCGAAGAAGTGGCTGAATAAGTTTTCGACGTATAAGAAGCTTGCGAGCATCACGGTGGGATATCTGGACTTAGAGACCATGAACATCGTGGATACGCAGATGTATATTGACGGGTATCAGGTGAAGCTAGTCAGCGATACGAGCTATGGAAGTTTGTGGGAGGTGAGTTTTACGCTGAAGGAGTTCTAAGAAATTGCTTGATTATTCTTTTACAAAGTGCTACGATGTATCAAAACGATATATCAAATAGATATATAAAGGAGTACGACATGGCACGGGAAAGAAAAATTGACATGGTAATTCTGGGGCTTCTTAGTCATGAGGATTTAACAGGCTATGATATTAAAAAACGCATTGATGGAGCTATCAGCTTTTTTTGGAAGGGCAGTTTTGGAAATATATATCCCGCATTGAAGGATATGGAGAACCAAGGCTTGATTACGAAAAGCGATACATCTGTGGGTGGGCGCGAAAAGACCACTTACCATATTACAGAGAGCGGTTGTGATGCGCTTAAGGATTGGCTCAAAGAAGAACAGGCAAGCAATGAACTAAAATATGAAACTCTTCTGAAACTGTTTTTTGGTGGCGCGGAAAGCAGGGAAGTTTCGGTTCATAACATAGAAGTATTTGAGGAACAGATACAAAAGGATCTCCAGGTGCTGAAGAAATATAGTGAAGCCTTGGAGAAATCATTGGATGTAGAGGATCATATTTATTATTCTCTTACAGCTTCCTTTGGAATCGAGATTTATGAAGCGTACCTGAAATGGTGTGCCAAGGCAAAGAAAATGCTGAAGCAAAGAGGCGGAAAATAATCATATGGGGAAGAAAAAGGTGAACATTGCATACATCGTACTGAAAATAATTATGTTTGTATTGATCGCATTTTTCGCAACGGATGCGATCATGCAGTTTATTTCTTATTCCTTTTATAAGGGAGACAGACAGCTGAAGGAAGTTGCTTATGAGCCTGTGGAGATTCAGATAAATGAGTCCTTATATGGATACGGATACAATATGGATGTGGAGGATGATAAGGTAATCCTCTTTTTCGGTGGCTCCATGTATATTGCGTATAATACTGTGGGAATGTACGGAGGGCGCTTTGACTGTCCTTTTCTTTCAGTAGATTATTACGGGACTCAAAAAAGCAAAGGGAAAATGAACCTCAGAACAATGCAGCAGGCGGCTGAAGAATTGTACGATTATGCTGCGCATAAATATCCGGGTAGAGATATTTATGTTTTCGGTCACAGCTATGGCTGTGGAATGGCGGCTTATCTGGCAAGTGTCAGGGAATGCAAGCATCTTGTATTGGCGTCCGGTTATCGCTCAAGCGCTGATATGTATAACAAGATAATCCCGATATTCTGGGGGCCGCTACAGGTATTTATAAAGAACAACATCAGAGTTGATCAATATGCAAGAAATACGACCTGTCCGGTTACGGTTATAGGATCAGATTCGGATACTACGCTTGATGCGAATATGCAGCGAAAACTGGCAGATTGCTATGCCGAAGCTGAGTGTAAGATTTTTCAAGGGATCAAACACGAGGATTATTTCACCACGGATGATGTGGTTCAATTTGTGATTGAAAATGTAATTGAATAGTCAGTAGAAGAATGAATTGAAATCATTTGGAGAGTCGGGAAACCGGCTCTTTTAATTTGTCCGGAGGGAGGTGGTCATTTGTATCCGGTAAGCCAGGCCTTCTTGAATGCGGTGAAGGCGAACAACAGAAAATACTACTGGACCGGTAAGATTACAACGACTGCCGGAACGGTTTATACCTTTGATCAGGAAGATATGGTCAAAGGCAGTGGATATATCACAAGCCAATGCTGCGGAAGTACGGAGATAGAGCTTGGCACGGTGTATGCCGCTGAGATGGGGATATCGCTTTTCTCCGAGATTAACAGGTACACGCTGCAGGATGCGAAGGTGGAGATGTTCTATCACCTGCAGGTTGCTGGCGGTTCCTATGAAACGATCCCGATGGGGATATTTGAGGTGTCGGAGGCGAACAGGAAAGCAAAGTGTTTGGAGATCAAGGCGTATGACTATATGGTGCGGTTCGAGAAGGCTTTCACTTCTCTGGAATCCATCGGTAACGCCTATGATTTCATGGTGCTGTGTTCAACGGCCTGTGATGTGGATCTGGCTCAGAGCAGGGCAACAATCGAGGCGATGCCGAATGGATCAGAGAATCTTTCCATCTACTCTGACAATGACATTGAGACCTACAGGGATATCCTGTTCTATGTCGGTCAGGTGCTGGGCGGGTTCTTTGTGATCAACCGAGCCGGGGAACTGGAACTGAGGAAGTACGGCAATCAGCCGGTGCTTGTGGTGGAGCGGAAGCACAGGTTCACTTCCAGCTTTTCGGATTTTATTACGAGATACACGGCAGTCAGTTCCACAAACCTAAGGACGCAGATTGCAGAGTATTATGCGTTGGATCCGGATGATGGGCTGACGATGAATCTGGGCGTGAATCCGCTGCTGCAGTTTGGTCTGGAAGAGACAAGGCGGCAGCTCTGCGAGAATATACTTAATGATCTGTCCGTAGTGAATTATGTGCCGTTTGATTCGGACACGATCGGGAATCCGGCGCTGGATGTGGGTGACATTCTTTCTTTTACCGGCGGACAGGCGGACGCAACGAAGATTGCCTGCATTACATCGAATGGCATCAAGATCGGAGGCAGGCAGACGATCAAGTGCGTGGGTAAGAATCCAAAGCTGTCACAGGCAAAGAGTAAGAATGATAAGAATATTTCCGGATTGCTGGCTCAGATTGAGGCCGGCAAAATCGGTATTCATACATTTACGAATGCATCCGCATTTACTGTTGGAAATGTGGATACAAAGATCATTTCCATCGAGTTTGCTACAACGGAAGCGAACCACGCTCAGTTTTTCGGGCAGGTGATCGTGGATGTGACGGCTCAGCAGGTGACGAAGAGCGCAACGGCTTCCGGGGATGTAGTGATCCCGTCGGTGGCGGTGGATGAGCCGGAGCCTCTGGATCCTGATAATCCGGAGGTGATCGGCAACACGGAAGAACAGACGGTAACGGTATCCCTTCCGGTGAGCTGGACGGAGGATGGTCACGCGGATGTGATATTTTCTTTTGAGTTCAATAACCAGATGATCCCGGTGCATTATCCGCAGGAAAACTGGCACTCAGGGCGGCATACGATCCTTCTGTATTATCCGATTGAGGATGTGATTCCGAATTTCACGAACATCTTCAATGTCTATATGAGATGTGAG